ATTAAACGTACTGCATTCGAAGCATGGGATAAAGCATATCCAGAAAGATCATACAAGCCTGATCATGTGCGTACAAAATCGTTTGATGGTAGCCGTGAGATTATGGCTTACTTTGATTGCGTTATTGATCCAGAATCAAAGCGTTATCTTTCTGAAGACTATATGTTCTGCCAACACTCAAGAGCAATTGGTTTGAAAGTTTGGATGCTTCCTTGGATTAAATTGAAACACGCAGGTACTTATATCTTTGGTGGTTCTCTTGCCGCACTCGCCGCAGTTGGTGCATCACCTACTGCGAGTGATAATGCACCTAAAAAATAAAGGATGAATGATGCCTAAACTAGATGATGAAGTTGATACTTTTCCAATGTTCAGAGATGCACCTCGACTAGAAGAGACATACATGTTTGCAACACCATACAAATTCAACGAAGGCGCTATAATCGCCGAAATGAAAAAATATGTGGATTCCACATATGAAGAACACTATGCAAGAACTAAATTTCAAGCCACGGAGTTTATTCTTGATGGTGGGCATGGTGATGGTTTTTGCATTGGTAACATCATGAAGTATGCACAACGCTACGGAAAGAAAGATGGATACAATCGCAAAGACTTGCTAAAAATTATTCACTATGCTATAATTGCTATACATAATCATGATATGAATGAGAGGAAATAAATTATGAAATTATCTGAAAACACGGTCAATGTTCTCCGCAACTTTGCAACAATCAACCAAGGGCTAGTCTTCAAGTCTGGCAACACCTTGCGTACTGTAAGCAAACAACAAAACGTACTTGCAAAAGCAACTGTCACAGAATCTTTTGACAATAACTTTGCAATCTATGATTTGAATCGTTTTCTTGCGGTTCTATCTTCAATGAACGATCCTAACTTGACTGTTGGTACCGGTAACGTGAAGATTGCATCTGGCACATCAAAAACAACTTATGGTCTTTCTGATGAGACTATGGTTGTATCTGCACCAGACAATGACATTTCGGTGCAAAATGCCGAAGTGAAATTCACACTCACAAAAGACAATCTTGCACAGGTTCTCAAATTGTCGGGCGTTCTTGGCTTACCTAACATTGCTGTGCGAGGCAATCGTAAGAAAATTTCTATCGCCGCAGTTGATGTGAAGAATCAAGACTCTGATGTTTTCTCTGTTGACGTAGGCGATTCTGATGCAGAATTCCAATTCATCTTTGTCACAGAAAACTTTAAGATGATTCCCGGTGACTATGAAGTACAAATCTCTTCAAAGGGTGTTGCACACTTCAAGTCTAATAAAGCCCCACTAGAGTATTGGATTGCAACCGAAGTTGGTTCTAAGTTCGAGGCGTAATATGAAAATTGCTGATGGTATTTTTGATTTGACTCGCGAAGAGTATGTTGCCGTTTTACAAAACGAAATTGAAACTTTACGCCGTTACTACTTCAAGCCTCAAGAAGAAGGAACAGGACAGTACAATACTGCAATTTCTGTTCTAGAATCTAGAGTGCAAGAGATTAATGAACAACTAAACCACTTGGTTCAAAGTTATGGTCAACTATGAACTCAAGATTGCACTCTAACATGTTTTATGTTAGAATATATTTTTATGTTATGAATGAGGTGCTATATGATGGAAAACTTTTTATGGGTAGAAAAGTATCGCCCTAAAAAAATTGCAGACACAATTCTGCCAACTGATCTAAAGCAAACTTTTACTGAGTTTGTAAATCAAAAAGAAGTGCCCAATCTTATCCTTGCTGGCGGTCCTGGCGTTGGTAAGACTACTGTTGCAAAAGCAATGCTTGAAGAACTTGGTTGTTCTTACATTGTGATCAATGGTTCTATGAATGGTAACATTGACACACTACGCAATGAAATTAAAAACTTTGCATCAACTATATCTTTTAAAGGTGGAAGAAAATATGTCATTCTTGACGAGGCTGACTACCTTAACCCACAGTCTACGCAACCTGCCTTGCGTAACTTCATGGAAGAGTATTCTGCTAATTGTGGTTTTATACTCACTTGTAACTTTCTTAACCGTATCATTGCTCCCCTACATTCCAGATGTTCCGTTATACAGTTTAAGATAGCGGCATCTGATAAGCCAAAACTCGCGGCACAGTTTATGAAGCGAGTGGAGATGATTCTCAAAACCGAAAAGGTTGAATACGATCAGAAGGTTGTAGCAGAATTAATTCTCAAACACTTTCCCGATTGGCGTAGGGTTCTCAATGAACTTCAGCGTTATTCTGCTACAGGTAAAATTGACACCGGCTTGCTTGCAAACATCTCTGATGTTTCAATGAAGAAACTTATGCAAGCGATCAAAGCCAAAGACTTTTCAACTGCGCGTAAGTGGGTTGTTGATAATTTAGATAACGATCCCGCGGTTCTGTATCGCAACTTCTTTGATAATGCTGTTGAATACTTTACGCCGCAATCTGTTCCACAACTTGTGGTTCTTCTTGGTGAATATCAATACAAGTCTGCATTTGTTGCTGATCAAGAAATTAACATGGTTGCGTTTCTCACCGAAGTGATGGCGTCATGTGAAGCAAAATGACAAGACGAAAATTGTCAGGTTTTGATAGACTGCATAACACAATCAAACGCAATGCAATTTATCTAGATGAACGCACACAAGAGTGGAAAATAGATTCTTCTACAAACCATAAGCGTTGGAAAGATGTGGCAAATGATTGGCAACCAAAGAAACTTTTTCTTACAGCAAAAAACTTAGAAGACATTTGGAATGCACAAGGCAGAGTTTGCTACTGGTTTAAAATTCCATTAGACTTTAATCTACTCAATGCTACTTACACTCATTATGTGCGTAAACATCCTCTTGCGCCATCAGTAGATCGAATTGACGATAGTGGAGACTACACAAAAGAAAACGTAGTCATATGTTGCCGTCTTGCGAACTACGGAAGAAACGAATATCCTTATGATAAATTTCATGATATAATCAATGTAGTGACTCGCAAGACCGACCATTACGTTCCTGATATTATTAATTTTATAACTGGACCTTATACATCATGAATCCGTTTGACTATATCAATGCAATTAATCAGAGCAAAGAGAACCTCATGGTCGGCTCTGATAACGATGAATTGGCAGAAAAGGTGTACGATCCTTACATCACAAATCGTGGATTATCTTTTTTTGCCGATACGATTCTCTATGCTAATGAGATGAATCGCCTATGTTTACTAGACAAAAAACCTCAATTCTCCTATTTACTAAATAGTGTGAGACCACGGAAGCGTTGGAGCAAGTGGTTGAAAAAAGAAAAGATTGAGGAAGTGGATATCATTTCGGAATATTTTGGCTATAGCAAATCTAAGTCTAAGGATATCATTAAACTTCTCACCGATGAACAAATAAAAATTATAAAATCTAAATTAGAAAAAGGTGGGCCTACCACTAAGGAGAAGAATAATGAGCGTTGAAAATTTGTTAGAGGTGACGCTGAAAGAAGAAGATGATTTTCTAAAAGTGAGAGAAACATTGACCCGCATAGGCGTTGCATCCAGAAAAGATAAAAAACTATTCCAGTCTTGCCACATTCTACATAAGAAGGGCAAGTATTACATTGTACATTTTAAAGAACTATTTGCATTAGATGGCAAAGGAACAGACTTTGATGACAATGATATGGGTAGACGAAATACAATTGCCAAACTACTCGAAGAATGGGGTTTGGTAAAAGTTGTAAATAAAAATGCAGTAGAAGCACCTGTTGCGCCATTGTCTCAAATTAAGATTCTATCTTATGGTGAAAGAGATGATTGGGAACTCATTACCAAATATAGCATCGGAACTAAGAAAAGAATTTGACAATAGCATAGCAATATGTTATAATCACCTTTGGCGATGGGGTTACATCGCCGTTTTAATCATTAACTTTGAATGGAGTAATACTATGTCTTTTGTAAATACCACTAAAACTCAGGTTGAGTATCTTGTTTCTTACCTTCGCGGTACGAATCGTGGTTTGAGCGCCCCACAGGCTCGCGCCCTGTTCGGCATCAAGAACCTTCGCGCACGAATCTCTGACCTTCGTCAGATGGGATTCAAAGTTCGCAAGAACACAAATACTGAAGGTCGTACCACATATTTTGTGTCACGCCGCATGATTGGCCACGCATAATCATATAAATAAGTATATCCTCGGGATGGGGACCTGTGGGGTGCGACACAGGAAAAACGCACATTACCGCCACGCCTTCGGGGTGGCATTTTAACTTTACTCGCTTAATAAGGAGCAAACTATGCTAATGTACGCAAACATGGCTATTGACGCCATTCAATCTGGTAAGACCGCTTGGTTGAACCAATACGTTCAGGACAAATCTGTCCGCGAACCTCTCCAACAATTTGTAACTGCTCAAACTGAGTTTACTAAACAAATCGCTAAAACTTTTTGGGAAGTAACTGGTTCTGCAACGCAAGCCGCTGTAGGCAAAGTATTTACATCTAAGTAAGGAGAACACCATGACACACTTATCAGTATTTGGTCCTGGCTTTAAGGACTTCGATAAATTCTTTGTAGGTTTTGATGACACTTACAGTCGTCTTGCAAAAATGCATGATGACTTGACTAAGAGCATTCCTAACTATCCACCATACAATATTCGTAAGACTAGCGATAACACATACGTTATTGAACTTGCTGTTGCTGGTTTCGGAAAACAAGAAATTGACATTACATTAGATGACAATAAACTTGTGATTTCTGGAAATACGAAAGATGATGGCGATAATTTCTTGTTCAAAGGAATTGCAAACCGTGCTTTCACTCGCGCATTTGCTTTGGATGATCACATCGAAATTCAAGATGCCGCACTTGTAAACGGCATGTTGAAAATCGCGCTTGAGCGTATCATTCCCGAACACAGAAAGCCAAAGAAAATTGAAGTTAAAGACGTAGAAGAAAAGAAAACTTCCAAGCGTCAACTCTTAACTGAAGACCCACTAGATCGTAACCTGTAAGGTGCAATCTTGGGGGCGCAAGCCCCCATTTTTTATTTTGGAGAATATAATGGGTAATATTAGATTATTTCGTTTGATTAGTGGTGAAGAAATTGTTGGTGAAGAAATTGGCACCAGCCAAGGTATGCCAAAACGCGCAATTAAAAATCCTTGCCTTATTGGACTTATGCCAACACCAACTGGTGGTGCAACATTGAACATGCAACCACTCCTACTCTTTTCAGACACAAAAGAAATTAACATTAAAGAAGATCACATTCTGTATGATACGGGTGTTGACATTAAGATTCTAAACAAGTATAATGAGATATTTGGATCAGGGATCGTAATTGCTCAACAAACCCCAACTTATACGCGATGAAATTCTATACACACTTTACACGATATGGTAACTATATTCTAGAACGCGGCTATGAAAATGGCAAGCGTTACGCTAAGAAAGTAGAATATAATCCAACATTGTTTGTTCCGTCAAAAACGGAAACTGAATTTAGTACATTGGAAGGCTATCATGTGGCGCCCGTTGAAATGGGAACGATGCGTGATGCAAATGACTTTATTAAAAAGTATGAAGAAGTAGAAAACTTTCCAATCTACGGTTCTACAAACTATCCATATGTGTATATCAATGAGCAGTATCCAGATGAAGTACACTACGACAAAGATTTAATTCGTGTTGCAAACATTGATATTGAGGTTGGTTCTGAGAACGGGTTTCCTGAGCCAGACAAAGCGAGTGAACCAATCACCGCAATCACAATAGAAATTGATGGTACGTTTTTTGTCTTTGGTTGTGGCGACTATGAAACACATCAAGATAATGTATCATATCTCAAATGCAAAGATGAGAATCATTTGATCGAACAATTCCTAAACTTATGGGAATTAAAATCACCAGACGTAGTGACTGGTTGGAATATTCAATTCTTTGATATTCCATATATCTACAATCGGATTAATCGTTTGATGGGTGAGAAGACAGCAAAGCGTTTGTCCCCATACAAATCGATTGGCGAACGCACAACAACAATCCACAACAGACAGCAAACTGCGTTTGATCTTGTGGGTATTGCAATTCTAGATTATCTAGAACTGTACAAGAAATTTACTTATTCGCAACAAGCATCTTATCGCCTTGACCATATCGCATACATCGAACTTGGTGATAAAAAGTTAGACTATTCTGAGCATGAAACTTTACACCAACTCTATAAAAACAACTATCAAAAATTTATTGAATACAACATCAAAGATGTGGAACTTGTCGACCGCCTCGATGAAAAAATGAAATTCATTGACATGGTGCTGGCGCTGGCATATGATGCAAAGGTCAATATGACTGATGTATTCACACAAGTACGCATGTGGGACACTCTAACACATAATGCCTTGTGGAAGAAAGGTGTTGTCGTACCTCAAAAGAAATTCTCATCAAAGAATGAGAAGTATGAGGGTGCCTATGTGAAAGAGCCTATAACAGGCAAATATGATTGGGTTGTATCGTTTGACTTGAACAGTCTTTACCCACACTTGATTATGCAATACAATATTTCGCCTGAGACTATCATCAACGGCAAACACGCCAGCGTAAGTATTGAAGATTTACTGCACAGTAAATATAACAATGATAGCGAATATGTTATGGCTGCCAATGGCCATTATTTTAGAAAAGATGTGCAAGGCTTTCTACCTGAGATGATGCAACGAATGTATAATGATCGTGTTCTATATAAAAATAAGATGATTGAATCACAGAAAGAACTTGAGAAAGTCAATGCACAGTTAAAGGAATTAGCATGATACAAACTTATACAGAAATTTTACCAAAAGATTTTTGCGAACATTTGATGCGTAAATTTGATGAACAGGAGACAAAAGATTTGTCTCATGGCATGTTTGAACAAATTGAAATTGATTGGGAAGATGAAGTAAAGGCATTGATCGATACCACAAAACATGTGGCCGAACACTATAAAACTTTATATGATTCACATAATATGATGCCAAAGCGCAGACGTATTGAAGGGTTTCGTATCAAGCGGTATGAACCTAACAAACATTCTTTTCCATTACATTCCGATGCGTCAAGTTTAGAATCATGCACAAGGTATCTTTCCTTTTTGTTTTACTTAAACGATAGCGAAGCAGGAACAAGATTC